GTTTTCCCGTGATTGAGTTTTCTTAGCAACCTTACGGTTTCGAATTTCTCCAATGATGAAATTTCGTCCCCGTAATGGTTAACTACTAAGCCAGTCTCGCCACTTGATTCGTACCTTTTCTGGATAAAGGCCTGTAATCCATTCTGACTGTATTTTAAGTTATATTTATCTTTCGACCAAATATAACGCACAAAGTCTTCAAATAAAGGGTGGTTCTTAACATTCTCTAAAATAGAGATAGCCCGTAAAGAGTAGTAGTCGCTACCATCTAACTCTTCACCTTGAAGGTCAATGTATCTCTCTTGATATATTAACCTGTTTAAAGCTCTATAAACAGGATAAATACCTCTAATAATATCGTCTCTTCGGTAATCCATATGATATAAATTCTGCAGATAAATAACATACGCTGCTGTGTCGCTACCATCGGAAACGTAACTCTTTTCTCGATTAACGGCCAAACCATAGGATTCAAAATGGCTAATTAAGGCCTCAGGGTAAGCGGTCGAGTAGATTCCATCATCACCTTGTATATCAAACTCGCCCCCGTTAATTCCGAATTCTTTTCCAATTAAAAACTGGACTAATGAGTCTACTTCATTAGTAAATGTCGAGCCGCTCGGTACGCCATGAGGACCGTTCCAAATCCCCTCAGGTGTCACTAAACCAATGTTGATGAATCTGTCTCTTATGCGGTCCAATTCTGCATGGACTGGGATTTGAAACATACTCTTGATATAGTGAAATGCACTTTCAATCAGCTGCTTATTTATAGTAGCGTCGTATCTAGAGAAATCAATACTCAGCAACTTGTTACCCTGAGCTCTCGCATTATCAATAACTCTTGTAACTTGATGATCAATGAATGTTGGGCCATTCAAAGCTGACCTCCATGATGCCTGTCTTTGAACACTAAGCAGAGGATGGAAAAAGCGGTACTCCATTGCGGAATCAGCCATCGGATAACCCCACGCTAAACGGGTCTTTCCTCCCTCCTGTGTTCGAGTGAATAATACACAAGGATCTTCTCTGTCCAGCCAGCCGTTAAAGTCACTCAGTAAAACTTCTTTAACGACGCCCTTGTCCACCACCCAAGGAAGTCCAGAGCTTGTACTATTTTTAAGCATACTCACCGCTTTTATTAGAGTCAGCGGTCTTAACCTATTGCGTACTTCTAGATTACTAATATCAGGCAGTTTTGTTTTCGAAGGATACATTTTAAAATACTCCTCAACGCTTTCTTTTCTAGCAGACCAAGGCGCAGCGATGCTTCTTGACCCCCTCTTCGCTAAATTTGACATCTCCAAGTCGTGCAAAACTTGATTAATAGAGCTGCGCTTAGCATCATAAATTCGATTCCACCCGGAGTAGATATCGTCTACATTATGATTAGTACCTAGTGGTGTCAGAACGGTATCCGTACTACCAGCCACAACTCGATCAAGATAACGGGATACTTTCCTACGGGCGTTATCGTCGATTAAATCCAGAGACGACAGAAAATCATAGTTCATATGCGGTTTTCTTAATGTTT